GGGGGGCCGCGCGCGATGTGCGCGCCATGTACGGGTAGGCGTGATCGCATGGTGAGCATTATACGCGGGCGGGCGTTATCGCGTCGCGGGCGTTATCGCGCGACCTCCCACCCCCCAAATTTACGATGAGCCTCTCCGCCCATGTACATGCTATTCCGCTCGACCGCACAGCACATTTCATCACCTAACCAGACATCTCTGTCTTAAATTAGTACCCCCGCATTTCATCACCTAACCAGACATCTCTGTCCTGAATCAGTACCCCCCTCCCCCCTCGTAAATGTTCCCGGTCCTTACGTGCGAACCCCCACCCACCCCTTTTTAGATTACCTCCCCTATTGATACTTCTCGTTTTTTACACTATATTCATTTCCAACTCGGACAACCCACCGTGCAAATGATCGACATCGTACCGCCCATGGAGCGCGTGCCTATTGAGCCGCTTCCACCAATATCAGAACGCGAGCGTATCCATGCCGCTGCGCAGACGGCTATTTCACTCATGCAACTGGGTGATGACATCGAAGTAACCCCAGACGACGAAGAAGTAGCCAGAACGATATTCACCAGCGGGCGTGCAGCCACCCGGCATGAGATGCAAACGCCCGGTATCGTGCTGAAATTGAGTGCGTTGCTGGACGAGTATGACTACGCGCTGGTGCAGGATGCGGATCGGATCAGGAACTACGTGATCAATCGGCTGTTAGAAGAGTCAACAGACCCGAAAAAGTCCCTGCGAGCCCTCGAATTGCTAGGTAAGGTCGCCTCCGTAGACGTTTTTGTCGAACGGAAGGAGGTTCTGCTGACACACCAGACCACCCAAGACATCGAAAGCAGGCTGAAAGACTCACTTGCTATCCTGTTGGACGCCGAAGACGTGCAAGTCGAGACCCCTCCGGCGAAAATCCCTGTGCTTCAGGTCACCGACATTAGTTTGGACGACGTTTTGTGAGCGAAACCCTCGATCTGACCCCCGATCAGGTCCGAACGATCCTGAAAAACCTGCATAAACTGCCGGAAGCCCGGCAGGCGCAGGTGCTACGCGACATCGAAGAGCTGACAGACCGGCGAAAAGCCAAAAAACGGCGGGAAACGCTGCTTGAGTTCGTGCAGTTCATCGACCCCAACTACAAAGTGGGGCCCCACCACCGTCATCTGGCCCGACTTCTGGAAGATATGGCGCTTGGGCGCAAGGATCGTGCGACTATTTCGATGCCGCCTCGGTTTGGTAAGTCACAACTGACCTCGGTTTATTTCCCTGCGTGGTATATCGGCAACTTCCCATCCCGTCAGATCATGATGGTTACGCACACGGCTGATCTCGCGGTCGATTTTGGTCGTAAAGTGCGAAATCTGGTCGACTCCGATGCGTTTAAGTCTGTTTTCCCCGGTGTTTCTCTAGCGTCTGACTCTAAATCGGCGGGTAGATGGAATACGAACCACGATGGTGTCTATTACGCTACGGGTGTCGGGGGTGCGATCGCAGGCCGGGGTGCTCATTTCCTGTGTATCGACGATGCGGTCAACGAGCAGGACGTGCTGAGTGGTAATTATGAGGTGTTTGATAAGGCGTACGAGTGGTATGCGTATGGCGCACGTACGCGTTTGATGCCAGAGGGGTGTGTGGCTATTGTAGGCACGCGTTGGGCTGAACAAGACCTCATTGGGCGCGTTATCAAGGACATGACACGTAATCCTGATGCGGATCAGTGGGAGGTGGTTGAGTTCCCCGCGATCTTGGACAGCACGTCCAAGGACCCCGATACAGGCGAGGCAGTCACCGTTCAGAAATCCCTGTGGCCGGAGCAGTGGTCGCTTGACTCTCTCTTGCGTACGAAGGCGTCGATGCCGCCGTTCCAGTGGAATGCGCAGTATATGCAGCAGCCGACGTCGAAAGAGTCGTCTATCGTCAAGCGTGAGTGGTGGCAGGTGTGGGAGAAGGATGACCCGCCGGACTGCGAGTACGTGATCATGTCGCTTGACGCGGCGGCGGAGAAGAACAACCGTGCTGACTTCACGGCGCTTACGACGTGGGGAGTGTTCTCTGTGACTGGAGAGGACGGGTACCCCGTCAACAACATCATCCTGCTGAATGCCATCAAGGAGCGGTGGGAGTTCCCGACGCTGAAGCGGCGTGCGTACGAAGAGTATAAAGAGTGGCAGCCGGACTGGTTCGTTATCGAGCGCAAGAGTGCGGGTACCCAGTTGTACCAAGAGCTGCACGCCGGAGGTGTGCCTGTGCAGGACTTCACTCCACATCGGGGGACGGGTGACAAGATAGCGCGTCTCAACTCGGTCTCGGACATTTTCGCATCAGGTATGGTGTGGTATCCTGCGGGCAGACGGTGGGCTGAAGAAGTTGTGGACGAGGTGTGTGGATTCCCTGCGGTTCCGAACGATGACTTGGTTGACTCGACCGTCATGGCCCTGCTCAGGTTCAGAACGGGCGGGTTTATACGACTGCCGACTGACCGGTGGGATGATTTAGACTTCACGCCTAGGCGTGCGGCTTACTATTGAGGACGCGCGAAATGATTGATAAAAACTTGTACCGGATGCCCGTGAGCATGGGCAGTGACGCAGAAGCGATAGACGCCATGCCTATTGAGGTTGAGATCGAAGACCCCGAGCTGTCTCTTGTGGAGATCGACCTCTGCGGATGCGACGATATCGAGTTCAGCTCCAATCTGGCCGAGTCCTTGGACGAAGAAGTGCTGGCAGGCATTTCTCAGGAGTTGCTGGAGTACTACGACACGGACATCACGTCGCGTAAGGACTGGGAGGAGACCTACCAGAACGGTCTGGATTTGCTGGGCCTGAAAATTGATGAGCGTTCGGAGCCGTGGGTAGGAGCCTGTGGTGTGACGCACCCCATCCTCGCTGAGGCGGTGGTGCGGTTCCAGTCCGAGACCATCGTGGAGACGTATCCGGCGGCAGGCCCGGTCAAGGCCAAGATCATCGGTCGGGTGACCAAAGATAAGGAACAAGCGGCAGACCGCGTTCGTGACGACATGAACTACTACCTGACGGAGAAGATGAATGACTACCGTCCGGAGCATGAGCGACTGTTGTGGAACCTGCCGATCGCTGGCTGTGCGTTGAAGAAGGTCTACTACGACCCGTCGTTGCAGCGTCCGGTGGCCCTGTTCATCCCGGCGGAAGACTTCGTGGTGCCCTACGGCTCCACGGACCTGATATCTGCGTCGCGCTACGCGCACCGGATGAAGAAGACCAAGAACGAGATCCGTAAGCTGCAAGTGGCGGGGTTCTACCGCGACATCGACCTCGGTGAGCCGACGCAGGACGAGAGCAACATCCGCAAGCGCAAGGACAGCTACTCCGGCATGGACGCAGCTAAGGACGACCGTCACACGCTGCTGGAGTACCACATTGATCTGGATATCGACGGGTATGAAGACCGTGACGACAGCGGTGAGATGACGGGTATTGCCGTTCCGTACGTTGTCCACATGGACAAGGGGACGGGTGAGATTCTGGCGATCTACCGTAACTGGCGCGAGGATGACCCGGATAAGGTCAAGCGGGTACACTTCAGCAAGTACAGCTACGTCCCAGGGTTTGGTTTCTATGACTTCGGTCTGATCCACCTCGTCGGTGGCTTCGCCAAGGGCGCTACGTCACTGCTGCGTCAGCTCGTGGACGCTGGCACGCTGAGTAACCTGCCCGGCGGCCTCAAATCGCGTGGCCTCCGTATCAAGGGCGATGACACCCCGATCACTCCGGGTGAGTTCCGTGACGTGGACGTACCCTCCGGGTCTATCCGTGACAACATCATGCACATGCCGTACAAAGAGCCGTCGGCAGTGCTGTATCAGTTGCTGGAGAACATCGTCTCTGAGGGCCGTCGGTTCGCCGCCGTGGCGGACGTTAACGTCGCTGATATGCAGCCCAACGCGCCGGTGGGATCCACGCTGGCAGTGCTTGAGCGCACGCTGAAAACGATGAGCGCGATTCAGGCACGCGTCCACGCGGCCATGAAGCAAGAGTTCAAGATAATCAAGGAGTTAGTGCGGGACCACGCTTCGGCTGAGTACGCGTACGACGCGGATGCACCGGATGGTGCCAAGGCTAAGCAGGCGGACTATGACATCGTTGAGATTATTCCGGTGTCTGATCCCAATGCGTCCACGATGTCGCAACGTATTGCTCAGTACCAAGCCGTGTTGCAGTTGTCTCAGGCGGCTCCGCAGCTCTACGACCTCCCGCTGTTGCACCGTCAGATGGTGGAGGCGTTGGGTATCCGTAATGCGGACAAACTGGTGCCTAGTGACGACGATGTGAAGCCGCAGGACCCGGTCTCTGAGAACATGAGCGTGCTCCGTGGTGAGCCTATTAAGGCGTTTATGTACCAAGACCACGAGGCGCACATCGCTACGCACATGGCGTTCGCTCAGGACCCGAAATTGCAGCAGATCATGCAGAACGACCCTGCTGCGCAGGCCAAGATGGCTGCTGGCGCTGCCCATATCTCGGAGCACGTGGCGTTTGCCTACCGTGCAGAGATCGAGAAGCAACTGGGTGTGGCGCTGCCGCCGCCGGATGAGAAGCTGCCCGAGGACGTCGAGGTTGATCTGTCGCGTCTGACTGCGCAGGCGGCCCAGCGGCTGTTGCAGAAGAATCAGGTAGAGGCCCAACAGCAGCAGATGCAGCAGCAGATGCAGGACCCGGTCGTGCAGGCCCAGATGGAGGAGGTCCAGATCAAGCGGGGCGAGTTGGACCGCAAGGCTAGGAAAGACCAGATGGACTTCGAGATCGACCAGCAACGCTTGCTCATTGAGCGTGAGCGCATCGCGTCGACTGAGAAGACCCAAGCTGCGACTAGAAACATCAAAATGTTCTCTGACGCAGACAAAACCACGCTGGCGAAGCAGAAACTTGAAGACGCCAAGTCGATCGAAGGCTTCAGGGCTGGCGTGGCATCCGTTAAACAGAGCAAACCGACTCCGGAGGAGTAACGCATGTTGGACCCATTCGTAGAGCATCTACGCAAAAGAATCAGGGAAGAAGTCACGGCCATTTCGGATGTATTGAATTCGGGCGGGGCTAAATCCTTTGATGAGTACCGTCATCTGACGGGCATCCTTCACGGCTTGGCACTCGCTAACCGCGAAATTAACGACCTTATGGACGCACTTAACAAGGAGTAACCATGTCTACAGTCGAACAGACTGCAACGGACGAGCAACTGGATGCTGGTCTGCCGAAACCCTGCGGCTACCGAATCCTGATCGCCCTACCCGAAGTAGAAGAGAAGTATGAGAGCGGCATCCTCAAAGCGGATGTCACGCGCAGACACGAGGAGATTTCCACCGTTATTGGCGCTGTGCTGGAGTTAGGTCCGGACGCGTACAAAGACCCGGAAAAGTTCCCGAATGGCCCTTGGTGTAAGGAAGGCGACTTCGTTATCATCCGAGCGTATTCTGGCACCCGGTTCAAGCTCTACGGTAAGGAGTTCCGTTTGATTAACGACGACACGGTCGAAGGCGTTGTAGCCGATCCTCGTGGCTTCTCTCGTGTGTGAGGTGAATCATGGCTAAAGAAGAATACATGACTCCGTTGAACATGGACGACGCGGTTAACACTGAGGGCGTTGATGGGGTGGATACTACTCCCGGGGCTGTAGAGGCCGCCGGTAATGACGTAGAGGTCGAAGTTATCGACGATACGCCTGCGTCTGATCGTGGCCGTACCCCGTTGCCTGATGAGGTCAAGCAGCAGTTGGATGACGATACGGAGACTGAAGAGTACTCGTTCAAGGTCAAACAGCGCATTGATCAGATGAAGAAGGCGTGGCACGACGAGCGGCGCGCTAAAGAGGCGGCTATTCGTGAGCGCGAGGAGGCTGTTCGTGTCGCTCAGGCGGCCTATGGCGAGCGCCAGACGTACCTGCAACGGCTCCAGCAGGGCGAGGCGTGGGCGATTGATCAGGCTAAGCAGCGCGCTACGTTGCAGTTGGCTCAGGCTAAGCGTAACTACCGCGAGGCGTACGAGGCAGGCGATTCGGAAAAGATGGTCGATGCTCAGCAGGAATTGAACCTCCTGACCCTTGAGTACGACAAAATTTCGAACTATACGTCGCAGTACGCA